GGCAACAAGGTGGAGGAGGCACTAATTGAGCAAATTTTCTTTCACATCGCGTGCCTCTCGATGCGTGGCTATTCATTGAACGCAGAAAAGACACACGGCAATAGCGCCGCAATTATCTACGATACGGTATTGGGGAAACAAAGAATGTACGGGCACGGGAATATTGCCCGTTTTGAGATTCCGGGAATTGCCATTCGCTTGAATGACAAACTGGAAAGATTAAAGAACCTTCGGAAGTGGGATGGCCCCGTGCTGTTCGAACCGATGAAAGACACATGGCTAGATATTTGTGGATATTCAGTTATCGCAATTATGTGGCTACGTGAATGGTTCTTATTAAACCTGAAAAATCAGGAAACAACAGGAAAACCAACAGGAGCAAAATGAGCACACAGGTAACAATGACCGGGAACCTTACATCGGACCCGACAATGAGGGTAACAAAGACAGGAAGTTCAATCCTTTCAATGGGCATCGCAGTGACCCGTCGATGGAGGGATAAGCAGGACAACTGGGAAGAGCAAACGTCATTTTTCGACGTTACCGCATTCGGTGACCTAGCAGACAACGCAGCCGCAAGCCTCGGAAAAGGGGCAAAGGTTGTAGTCGTGGGACGAATGGAGCAACAGGAGTGGCAAGACAAAAACGACGGTTCAACCAAGAAAAAAATCGTTGTCATTGCTGATGATGTGGCAATTTCCCTACGCAGGGCATCGGTGGATTCAATCACCAAGAACCCAACAAAGGGTGATGGCCAGTTCCAGAAGGCAGGATACACAAAAGCGCCTTCCTCGACATTATTGGCAGAAGAAGAGCCATTCTAGCCCTTAAACCAATATTGGCTTAATTATTTGGTGTGGCCCACCGGTGAGCATTCAGTACTTTTGGATTCTTGCTGGTGGCCATAACCAAGAATTAAGTTTTTTGGTGTAACTTATAAGGTGGCTCTCTAATATTCTACTCTTAAAACATAAGGTGCGTATATGTACATAGGTTTAGCAGCATCATGCGTAGCAATGGTAGGGGCATGGTTTTTGGCGAAAAAATTTCCGCTCGAAATGAAAGAGAAGATATCTTTTGTTTTCCTTGTGGGCGGTCTATCATCCCTAATCACTGCTGGATTCATGTTTTCTAGCCTTGTGGGGGTATGCAGTATTGCAGCGTCGTGCATTGCTGTCGCGTTTCTCTTTGGTTATGAAGGGTCAAACTAAATGGCATACCTAAAAGGATTTTCTTCGCACAACCAAAGTGGTTTTGTAAATGACAAGAAGTCATATTATGTTCCCAACTCTGGCGGAGGCATCAAAACCCCGTACAAGGATGGCTGGGACGTTGACAGGGGTGTAAAACAGGCTCTCGATAGGGTTACGTGGGTTTATAAATCCGTTTATGCGATTGCGGCTAATGCTGCTCGCCTTCCAATCGGTTTGCGAAAGGGAGACTGGAGAATCGGAGAACTCCAGTGGGATGCCCCAATTCTGTCAATTCTGAACAGGCAGGCAAATCCGGGTCAGGACGCATTTTCTTTTAGGTTCATGCTCTCCTCCCAACTAATGCTTTCCCCTCGCGGTGCGTTCATTGAGATTATTAAAAACAAAATGGACGAAGTTGTAGCCCTTGTTTTGCTACAGCCTCAATATGTTTTCCCAATCCCTGACGCTGAAAAGTTTGTATCAGGTTTTTCCGTGGAGTACCCAGGGGTGCCAAAAAGAGTTATTGGTTCTTCAAGTGTTATTTGGGTAAGGGTTCCGCACCCAACAGACCCATACAGGGGACAGACCCCGCTTGACGCTGCAGGTCTAGCGATTGAATTTGACTACTACTCTCGCGTGTACAACAGAAACTTTGTTGTTAACGATGCCCGTCCAGGCGGTCTTTTGGTCGTAAACGGCGACATGGAGGATGAGCAGAGCGAAGAACTCAAGAGAAGGTTCTCCGGCTCAACTGGTTCAAATATCGGTGGTGCGGGAAGACTGACAATTATGTCCGCCGATTCTGCACAGTTTATTGATACCGCAACAAACCAAAGAGACGCACAGTACTCAGAGGCACGCCAGCAGAACAAGGAAGAAATCCTGATTGCTTTTGGTGTTCCTGAATCAATTCTAGGAAATGCCTCAAATAGGACATTTGCAAATGCCGACACAGAGTTGGAAGTTTTCTGGAGAGAAACGATGATTCCTCACCTAACCCTTATTGAGAGGGCTTTAGACAGACTGGATGACGACGTCAGCACATTTTTTTCCTACGACCTTTCGTCTGTTGCTATTCTCAGCAGGGATGATAGAGAGAGGGCATCTTTCCATCTGGAAGAATTACGTCAGGGCGCAATTAGTATCGACGAGTACAGAGACCTAACTGGAAGAAAGGGTGTGGGGATTACCGAACTGTTGATTCCAACAAACCTCTCCCCTGTTGTTATGGGCGGCGATGGAAAAATTAAGCCACCGTCGAAGCCTGGGGATGGGCAACTTCTTAATCCAAATCAGAACCCTGGACAGCGTCCAAATAACTCCCCAGACAAACCAGTGCCAAGTGGGGCCCAACAGTCCCCACAGCCTCGCGGCTCAGATGCGATTGCCCCGACAAACAACCCAACACCAAGGCCAGTATTCACGCCTTCATTGACTCCTCTGGCACAAGAAGTAGACGAGTCAAAAACAGTAGAAGACGCAACAGTGCGCAGGTTGCGCCAATTAGAAAGACTTGAAAAAAGCGTTGGTCTTCAAATGGGCGCATTTTTAAAGCGCCAAGAGCGAGTCCTGCTGGAAAAAGCATCATCCAAGAAAAGCAAGGAAAAATGGAACTCAGTAGAAAAGATTAAAGTTGAGGACATTTTTGATGTTTCCGTGTGGGATGAACAAATTGTGGATGACGCAAAAACCTGGATGTCTTCGGTGTTCCTTGATGGTGCAATAGAGTTGGCAGAAGGAAAAATGGAACTGCTGGACATGGGCTCTTTGAGTTTGTCCGAAATACTGGATGCCAGAATGAGCAACGTAAAGAAAATCAATACCACGACCTCAAAGAAGATTTCATCGATTATCTCCGAGTCGGCAAGTTCAACCCATGAAGCATTCATTGCACAGTTGAAGAATTGGCTAAATGAATCCTTCTCCGCAAGGGTGAAGACAATTTCCACCACCGAGGTATCTGGCTCTTTTAATGCTGGACTAATCTGGGCTGCCAAGCAACTTGGGTACACAAAAAAGACGTGGGTCCACCTAAAGTCAGACTCTTCGCGTAGCGAGCATGCGAATATGGCTTCCTCTACAGTTCTTATTGATGAGCCTTTTACTCTTTCTGGAAAATCAATAATGTACCCAGGTGACCCGATGTTCGACGAACCACAAACGAACTGTCACTGCACGTTATTGTTTTCCTAAACTATACGTTTTTGTATAGAACAAATTAACGTTCCGACACATATGATTTAATTGTGTTACCCTGTACAAATGGAACATAAACAAGTACCAGTCTCCGCCGTGCGCGGTGTTGATTCCGCCGACGGTATTGCCGAGGCTATTGTCTCCGTAACCAACATTGTCGACTCAGTAAACGACGTAATCGTTCCTGGCGCCTATGCAAAAACCCTAAAAAAGCGCAATCCAAAGGGTGTTTGGTCTCACGATACAAATATTCCAGTTGCCAAGACGCTGAGTGTTGTTGAGTTGATTCCTGGAGATACAAGGCTCCCGCAGGACCTGCAAGAGAAGGGTGCTGGAGCGCTCTTGGTGAAGATGCAGTTCAACCTCAATACGACTCGAGGCAGAGACGCATTCCACGATGTTCAATTTTTTGCAGACGAGCAAGAATGGTCGATTGGTTATTCTGTTGCTGAAGGAAAATCAAAAGTTGAGGAAAAATCTGGCATCCGGTATATAACAGAATTGGAACTATACGAATACTCGCCAGTCATCTTTGGCGCGGCACCCCACACCCGCACCCTCGCCATCAAGGATGACCTTCTTGACCTGGAGTCATCGAGCATTGAGATGCAAGACGAAAAAGCGGATTATTCAGACATTGATTTCTCCATTCCTTCTGGTGTTAAAAAGCAGGCAGAAATTGGAATCGGTTGGTCAAAAGAATTTAATCGCGGTGGAACAGAGGTTGGGAAAAATACCGCCAACTACCTACTCAACAACGAAAAGGTGACCCCGTCAAAGGCTCGTCACATTGCTCGCTATTTCCCGCGCCATGAGGTTGACCTATCAACCCCATCGAATAGCAAGCCGGGTGCAGATGGATATCCAGGTGCTGGACTTA